CTCTAGGGAAAGCCGCTAAAAAAGCTAAAGCAGCTAAAAAGGCCGTTAGTGATGCGCCAAGGCGTTCTGTTATTGAGGATTCAGACCTACCTAAATTCCTCCGTGAAAAAGAGAAGATGGAAGGTCTAGGTTTTGATTATGGGACACTAGGTAATATCAAAAGCATGGAAGCTCTTGAGAAAGCTCGTAGAGCTAACCTAGTGAACCTTCCTAACAAATAAAGGTAACTCATGAAAACAACTGAAATGATTAAACTTATTGAATCTGCTGAGAAGGTAGACAGCCTTCCAGTTGATAATTCAGAAAAGAAGATACTCCTTGATGGGCTTTTGGTTTTACTTCCGAGTCCTTTAATTGTTACGGACAAAAAAAGCCATAAAGTAGTCCATAACTTCTTGACTAAGCTCATTGATAAGCATACAGAGGTAAAGACTAATGAGCCAAAAACAGAAGCAAAGCCAAGACAAAAAGAAACCAAGAAAGCCCCTGTCAGAAGCTCAAATAGAAGCAAGACGCAAGGGCGGTCTAGAAACAGTAAGGCGTAACCGAAGTAAAGGCGGTAAGACTACTGTGTATCGAAACCGCCAGAAAGGGGGTCGCAACTCAGTAGCAAGTCAAAAAGAAAAAATGGGTGAAGAGTCTTGGCTGAAATTTAAAAAAGATTCGGCTATTAAGGCAGGAAAAGCTAAAGCTGGCTTACCTATGAAAAAAGGACTCACAAGGGAAAAATGGACAAAATCACAAGCAGAAGCAAAGGAGCGTTGTGTGACTGACGGAAATATACCCAAGGAAGTTCAAGAGTTGATGGGTATCAGCGAGAACCCAGCTCAAGTCTTAGAGCACCTAATGATTAACGAAAATGTCCCTGTAAAGGACAGAATTACTTGTGCTAAGGAACTTATGTCTTATACGTTCCAGAAACAAGCCACTAAACAAGAGATTACTCAAGAGGTCGTTACGCACGAAGCTAAACTACTTGAACTACAACAGTCTCTAACATCACTTGAGTATAAACCAGAGGATGACCTATATGTCGCACCTCTCCCACCAAGCACAAATGACTGAGGAAGAGTTACGCAAAAGGCTCATGGTTGATTTTGAATCTTATTGTCGTGTTGCTGTAAAGATACGAACTAAGAAAGGTACCATAGAACCTTTTGTCCTCAATCAAGCCCAACGTATTGCTCTTAAAGAGATAATCAAGCAATGGCGAGAAACAGGTCGTGTTAGGGCTATTGTCTCCAAAGGACGACAGCAAGGTATGTCAACCATGATACAGGCTTTTGCCTACTGGGTGACTACCCATAGGAAAGCATTTAAGTCCTTGGTTATTGCCCACGAATCAGAAGCTACTAAAACCTTGTTCTCTATGACTCATCGTATTCATAGTGAAGTACCTGACATCCTAAAACCTAGCACAAAATATTCCTCACGTAATGAGTTATACTTCGCTCAACTAGACAGTGGGTATCGTTGTGCCACAGCAGGTAACGATGGGGCAGCTCGTGGTGAGACATTGAACTTTGTGCATTGCTCAGAGATGGCTTTCTGGCCTCGTAACCATGCAGAGGATCTATGGAATGGTCTTATCCAATCTGTCCCAAATATGGATGATACTTTTATTTTTATCGAGTCTACCTCTAACGGTGTCGGTAATCTTTATCATCGTCTGTGGGAGGGAGCTGTTAAAGGTACTAACGGTTTTATTCCTATATTTATACCTTGGTATCTCCAAGACGAGTATAGGATTGCTAAACCTAAAGGCTTCGCTAGGACGGAGTATGAACAAAAGATTGTTGATGAGTACGGCCTAGACGATAAACAATTAATGTTCAGACGTAGGCGTATTGCAGAGACAGGCGAAGACCAGTTCATGCAAGAGTACCCTTTGAATCCAGAGGAATCCTTTCTATCAACAGGTAGGCCTGTGTTTAACCCGTTAGTGGTCGCTGAATACCTAAAGAAATGTATTGAGCCTCTATATAAGATGGACTCATTCATGGGTGAATGGGAAAAAACCAGTAAAGGCTTACTCTCTGTTTATGAAGAGCCTGAGATGGGTAAAGAGTACACCATAGGAGTTGACGTTGCTTATGGGTTTAAGAACGGGGACTATTCAGTTGCTCAGGTACTAGACACCAAAGGTAACCAAGTAGCCGTATGGAGAGGTCATTTAGTACCAGACGCTTTTGCTGATGTCCTTTATAAATTAGGTGAGCTTTATAACTCAGCGTATATAGTTGTTGAAAGTAATAACGTAGGGTTTGCTGTTGTAAACCGTTTGTTCAAAGAACTAGGCTACCCTTATGTACACAAAGATGTACAAGAAGCTAATATGGCTGATAAAGAAACCATGAGACTAGGTTTCAACACCAACGCCAAGACAAAGCCAGCCATTATAAACGAACTAAGGGCTGCTATACGTGACCATAAAATAAAGGTACCTGATTATCAAACGGTATCTGAGCTTAGAGTCTATGTGGCGGACGAGAACGACAAACTTGGTGCAGAATCAGGCTATCACGATGATACGGTCATGGCACTTGCCATCGGTTATTACAATTTACAATCTGACTATGAGCCCCATGAGGTCGTTGATGATTATTACGTTGAAATGGTATAAAGTAAACCATAGGAGAAATTAATGGAATATAAAGCGTTAGACGATAGAGAGCTAAACAGCTTACTTGAGTCACACATAACGGACGCTGAGTCCTACTTCGATAATGACTTAGCGGATGAGCGCAAATCTGCCTATGAGTATTACACAGGTGAGAAACCATCGGTTACACAAAAAGGGCGCTCTAAGTATGTCTCTCAAGATGTATTTGATGTTGTTGAGAGCTTAAACGCTTCACTACTTGAGACGTTTAGTGGTAACAAACAAGTAGTTCAGTTCTCCCCTATGAACGAACAGGATGTCGCATTATCGAAACAAGCGACAGAATACACCAATTATGTGTTCTACCATCAAAACGATGGTTATGGTGTTTTATCATCTGTTATTCAAGATGGACTCTTAGGACGCATAGGTGTTGCTAAAGCCTATTGGGAAGAAGATTATACCCTTGAGGACTACGACTTTAACCAGATAACCTTGCCTCAACTAGAGCAGTTACTGGCACAGGAGGACGTTGAACTCAAAGAGCAGCCCGATATGGACGAGATGGGAATGCTTACGGGTACTTTCACCAAACGTATTGACACTTCAAAAGTACGTGTAGACGCTCTAGCTCCTGAAGAGTTTATCATGAGTGCTACAGCTAAAAGTGTTGATGAAGCGGATTTTGTAGCTCATCGTGTCAAAAGAACTATCTCTGATTTAATCAAAGAGGGTTATGACAAAACCTTAGCCAAAGAGGCTTATGATTCAGCTACAAAGAATGAGTATGACGAATACGAACAGATACGTTTTGACTATACGACAGGTGACTGGGTAGAAACAGAACGTCAAGAGCAAACAACTAAGTTTTGGGTACATGAGTGTTATGTAGAAGCTGACCTAGATGGTACAGGGGAAGCAACCCTGTGGCGCATTGTAAAAGCTGGTGATGTTATTCTTGATAAACAAGAAGTAGACTCAAAGCCATTCTTTGTGTTTTCTCCTTTGGCTAATGCTCATAGTGCTATCGGCACGTCTCTGGTTGAACGTCTTAAACCTATTCAAAACGCTAAGACCACATTAACCCGTAGCATCTTAGACCATACAGTCATTACTAACAACCCACGTATGCAAGTAGTTAAAGGTACTTTAATGAACGCCCGTGAGCTTATGGATGACAGAGTGGGTGGTCTTGTTAATGTGACTAGACCTGATGGTATCTTACCGTTACCTCAGTCCCCAATGAACCCTTATGCTTTCAATGTTATTCAGATGTTAGATGAGGATAAGGAGGACGCTACAGGTGTCTCTAGGTTGTCTCAAGGTCTAAATAAAGACGCAGTGTCTAAACAGAACTCAGCAGACATGATGGGTCAGATGGTGACACTATCCCAACAACGCCAAAAGATTATTGCACGTAACTTGTCTGAGAAGTTCTTTAAGCCTTTGTTTATCTATATTTATAAGCTAGTAGCGGATAACGAAAGTAAACAAAAGGTAATCAATGTATCAGGGGAATATGTAGATGTAGACCCTACAACTTGGGTGGAACGTAAGTCTGCTTATGTTGAATTTTCTATTGGTTATCAAGAGGCTGAAAAAGAAGCTCAAGAACTAATGGCTATCTATCAGATGATGTCTCAAGACCAAGCGATACAAGTAGGCTTCGGTTACGACAAGCGTTTTGAGGCTTACAAACGTATTTTAGAAAAGAAAGGTATTAAAGACATCAACGCTTATTTAACACCACCTCAGCAAATTAAACCACCTTCACCTGATCCAATGCAGAAGCTACAAGTTGAAAATATGCAGAAGCAGATGGAAGTGCAGGAGCGTCAAACACGTATTGCTGAGTTAAAAGCGCAGTTAGAAATGGAAGAGTCTAAGTTCAAGATGCAGTTGGACGCTGAGAAAGCTAAGGTCGATTCAGCTCTTAAAGCAGATAAACAAGAACTAGACGAAGATAAACTAAACCACAGTAAAGCTATGGATTTATTCGAGAAATCTATTGTCGAACGTAAAGCTAACCAAGGCATGGATGAAGTCAATGCTTCAGCAAATGTCTCAACAGGAGGAATGTAATGGAAAATCAAGCGATAATCGAGAGAGGAAATCAAGCTGAAATTCTATTAAAGCACGAAACATTTAGTTTCATTGTCAAAACAATAGAGTATGGGCTGGTGCAGGAAATGTTTGCGTCAGCACCACATGAAGCGAAAAAACGAGAGTTTGTTTATGCAAAACAACAGGCTCTAAAAGAAATCCACACTACATTAGTAGATTGGGTAAATGAAAAAGAACAAATTTTAGAAAATGAAGAGGGTTAATCCATGACAGACTTAAATAATGAATCTATCGTAACAGACGATTCTCAAGCGTTTTTGACTGAGGATGACCTGATTAATAGTCTTGTAAAAGGTTTCAATGAGGACGTTCCTGAAGAGGAACTATCCGAAGAGCCTGTAGATGAGACAGTAGAGGAGACCACCGAGTCTGAGGTGTCAGAGACAGAAGAGAGTGTAGCTGATGATGAAGGTGAGAACGAAGATAACGAGGAACAAGAAACCCCTGAAGAAACTCAAGAAGAGGAAGAAGTAACCGAAGGTAATCTTGAAAAGGTACTCGTTAAGGTAGACGGTGAGGAGGTAGAGGTCTCTATTGATGAACTCAAGCGTCTATACGGTCAAGAGAAAGTCTTGACACAAAAAAGCCAAAAAGTAGCAGAGGAACGTGCTCAATTAGAGCAACAGACCGCAACGCAACTTCAGGCTTACAAAGCGTTAGCTGAGGATTTCGGTAAGAAGTATCAGGAATACGCAAGTATTGATTGGAACTTAGCAGCTCAGAAGTTATCTGAGGAGGAGTACACAGCCCTTCGGGATGATGCTAAAGAGATTGGAAAAAAGTACCAATTAATC